GCTTGAGCCGCCATCTTTGTAAGTCCGACAACTCCACCCTCGAAATTGTAACGATTCATTTGTTCCATGTTCTGTCGAACATCTTTCATTACTTGGCTAGCGTTCCCTCCAACACTTCGGATGTAGTTTACGGATTCATCCAAACTTTCCCCTATCTTTTCAATTCCAATACCGACATCCAAGAAAGAATTTGCCAATTGCTCAGCTCCTATACCTAAAACTTTTTCAGCCGCAAATAATTTTTCAACTTCTTCTGAAGTGGCAACAACATTTCTTCGAGATGCTTCTGCGACATCTTCGATAACTCGACCAGTGTCCGCAACATTACCTCCCAACCTTATTACGTCAGGTGCTGCATCAGCTATAGCATTTCTTAATTCTACAACTCGTTGTCTACCTTGAGTAAATACGGTTTGAATTTTGTTACCCGCCACCGCAATCTTATCGAACTCCGCAACAAAGGTTTCAGAATTTACCGTGAATAGATCTTTAATATCTTGATAGATTTTGTCAATCGATGATTTGTCGTTTGGATCTTGCATATTCTTAGTTCATATTATCCATAAATACAAAAAGGACTGATTTATCAGTCCTTTGTATTTTCTTTTACCCATTTATCTAATAAATACTTTCTGAAAAAAACAGGCATTTTCAAAAAATCACTGTAACTAACATTTAATAATTTAGTCAAATAATAAAATTCGTTGATTTGACCTACCCTATAATCAGAAGAAAGGACGAAAAAAGTCAACCCCGAAACCAACATTTACTGTTAGCTTTTCTCCTGATGGGGTCATAATTGTTCTTTTTAAATCTAATCGAGGTTCATTATCTTCCATAAATTGTCTAATATATTTGGAATCTGCTATTGGCATTTGTTCAATGAATTTTGAAATTTCACCTCTGTCCGTTGTTCCATTGATTTCAACAAGTTGTTTGTTGAGTCTCCAAGTTACTCTTGGTACGGCTCTACCCTGAGGATAATTATCTCCCAACCTCTGAACTTCTAATATCTCACCATAATTCATTGGTTTTAGTTTTACCGTTGTTTGTGATTTTGGTAGTATTGTTGTGAACGTTCCATCCTCAGTTGGTGATTGTCCTTTCAAAATATCCAATTGGTCTAACATCACCGAAGTTTTGAAAGATTTTTTTGTGATAGGATCGGTAAGGCTCAATTCCATTTCAGGGCCAAATGCCGTGTTTCTCAAAAATATTAAAATTGCTTCAATGTCACCCTCCAACAACTCGTCTACTTTGAGATCTGGTTCATAAATTTTTGCCCTCAATAGATTTTGTGTCATATTAGGATCAGAAGCCATCAAAATATTTTCATCTGAGGCAGTAAGATACCCAACCTTTATAGATTTCTTTTTGTTTTTGTAAAATAATCCTTGACTGGGTAAAGGAACCACATCGTGTGGTAAACTTAAATTTGAGTGTCCGTATTCTTTTGATTGATTTTCCATAAAAATAATAACCGTAGAGTTTTATTCCCTACGGTTAAATTTAAAAATTATCTATAAATAATAAATAGAAATTTAATGTTAATATACTAACACACAACGGTCAGGTCTCATAGAACAAGTGATTGTTGCTAAACCATCTTGAGAATAAGACAACTGATTAAAGTTGACATCAGTTAAGAAAACTCCATATAATATCCACTTTTCTACAACAACACCCGTTGGGTCCAACATTTCCAAGTCGACATCTTTTTTGTAACCCGCGGCATAACCCATTCTACCTGTCACAGATTCAGCGTGTAGACGAACCCACTCCATAAGAGCTTGAGCTGCTGAAGGTCCAATTGGATCTCTAAAAGTTACTGTTATTGGATTCCAAACGAATCGTCCTGCAACGAAAGTTGATGTGTTCAAAAACTGAATTTCTGTAGAACCAATTGTTATTTGTGGTCTTGCGGTTGACTCTACAAACCATTCATTTATACCCAAACTAGATGGAAACCTCAAGATAAAACGGTTTTGTCGTTTCGGTTCGTAAGGTATCGGCATTTTCATTAATAAATCAGCCATATTGTTAAATTTTTTTTTGTTCTTTGTTTATAGTGATAAATATATCCCCACTAAAAAATTTTTCTATTTACTTTTTTTTTTATGAGAGTATCCTTACTTTACTTCGCGCTTAACGCCTCCAGCAGTAGAATACGTTTTTACTATATTATCTGGTTTATTTTCAAAATGTTTTTTCATTACTTCTATATTTTTTGGATCATCGTCACTAAAACCTATAGAAAGCTCTTTTGGAATAAAGTTATTTCTTACTCCTTTCTTTAAGAATACTTTTTTATTTAGTACTGCTGCCATCGCCTTGATGTAACTAACAAATTCTTCCATAGCTTCTACCTTAGCCTCTTCAGGATTGACAGCTCCTTCTTCATCTCCGAACGATACAGGGTGATATTTGTTGAGTTCTAAGTATGATCTTATTAACTCTTCGTCACTCATATCCTCTTCATCTACGAAGGTTCGATATTTTTTGAGGTTCTTTATTAGTTGTTCTTTATCTATACCATTAAATCCTGATATAATATAGTTGTATATAGCTTCTTTAATTGTATTCGGGTTGTGTCCTCTCGCCGTGATAATTGCAAAAATTGAACCGTTATTTATCGCCTCTCTAAAATCATCGAATGCAGGACCGACCTTAGCTTTCATAGCATCAACTAAAAAGTTTTTGTCTCCACCTGATCTGAAATTTCTGAATGGACTATCCGCATATCCTACAATTTCGTTACCTTTGTATTCAAAAGGTTCTTTGCCAATCATATGTCTATATTCTGCAAAATCGTCAGTTGACATACCAAACTCTTCTCCGTTTTTATCTATCACTATAATTTTTGTGGGCATATGAACAATATTATCGTCCCAATCGAACGCGTAATACTTCATATCTGGTGTATTTTCAGACTTAAATCCTTCTGTAAATTCTTTTCTCATTGGCTAAAAAAGGGGGGAATTTACCCCCCTTCTATTTTTAGATATTTTCGAACGAAGCTCCAGTTGGAGTGATGAAGAATTCAATATCGATGAATTCCAAAGCCTTCGTAGGTTTTAAGTATATCTTACCTGTTAATGTATTTCTATCTAAGTCTTCAGGTGTTGAAGAAACTGTTACTCTGAAGTCATAAAGACCTCTATCTCTTCTAATTGAATCTAAGATAGGGTTAACACTATCCAAGAATTGTTGTCTAACGATTTGGTCGTTTTGCTCGAACAACAATCTTACTGCTACTGCTGAAATCAACTTTCTAGCTTGAAGTAACAATCTTCTTACGTTCAATCTGTTTAATGCGGTGTCAGCAACTTGTAAAGTTTTGTTACCCCAAATTACAGTTCCCACATCAGCGAATGTTGCGATAGGGTTGATTCTTCCTTGATACAAAGTATCTCTATCTTCTTGGGTGAGTTTTACTCTCGCTTTGATAGAGTTCACAAGACCTCTTGTGTAACCCGCTGAAGCGAACCAAGGGAATGCGATGTTATCAGTCAACGCTAAGTTTCTACAAACTTCACCAGTTGGTGGTAAGTAAATTTGTGTATTGTTGACAGTATCTCTTGTCAAAATCCAAGGATAGTAAGTCGCAGTATAGTTAGAATCAATACCTGTGTTATCCAAGTTGTCTACAGCTTCTTGAGAATAGATTATATCCAATGAGTTTGTAGCGTCAGGGGTAAACATTTGATAGTCAGGTGTTGTTGCGATGTATACTGAGTCCGCTCTTGAGAACTGAACCATATCGATTGCTTCCTCAACCAAGTTAGAGTTATTTACATAATCTATACTTGAAGTTGCAAATACGTTGATGTTTGTAGATTCAGGATTTGCGAATGTAAGAATACCTAACAAGTATGCGTAATAGTCAGTATTAGCAAAATCTTGAAGGTTATTCTGAACAACGATTCTCTTGAACAAACCATCACCAGTTGCATTTGGATATCTTTGTGACGCGGATGCTCCCGCTAAGAAACCTGAAGATCCCAATTGGAATCTATCTTGATTTGTTCTATGTTCTCTGTAGATATCCCATCCATCAAAACCTCCAGCAAAACATATAGTATATTTTCTTGAGTATATGAAATAGTAAGGGTTTTCTTGAGTTTCAGGATCCGATGAGAAGTTAGCAACACCACATTCGAATGCTGTCTGACCACTAGTTTGGAAAGAATTCGAAATAGTTACAACTGTAGCACCTGAGTCCATGTGGAAACCTTTACTCAAATAATTCCATTGTTCACCAGGAACAGGAAGAGGAGACACAACCCAATTGATTGGATTTTGAGTTCCTTTATATTGTAAGAACGCATCATCAACTCCGAATTGACTTGAGAAACCTAAATAACTTCTTCTTACGATGTCACCAGCAGATTCTGTTGTGTTTGTGCTTGCACCGAAAGGAGGGTTATAGATTACCTCACCAGGGAAATAATATTTAGTTTTAAAAATTGGAACTGGTGAAGGGTTAAGTACTGAGGAATATTCTCTCTGGGTATATCCATAGAATCCACAAGGTATTGCATCTATTGGTGCTTCGTCAGCCATTTCAACCATTATGTATCTTGAAATCAATGCGTACTCACCATCACTTGATCCAATCTTTTTAGCAACAAAGTTGTTAGAAAGAGGATCCATGTTACAGTTTGTGAATTTTTCAATTACAACTGGGTTAGCGTCCGTGTCAAAAAAGTTTCTAACTAACACGTCAAACGTCATATTATTGAAAGACAAGTTAGCAATTGAAACTTTAACTTCAGTGTTTGCTGAGTTACCGTCAGAAATTGAAATGAATCTAAACAAGTTATAAACTTTATTACCTCTTAACTCGGAAACCAAGTAAGGTGTTTGAGGTGCTTTATATTGTGTTACATTGTAAGCGATTGAAGATGGGTCTTGACTTCTAGCACCAGGTAAAGAAATTAAATCACAGTTCAAACCTCTAATATAACCTTGGTTAAAAGCGTAATTCAAAGTGCTTGGATACACTTCCTCAACAAACACAGGAACCTCATTTCTTGATTTTCCAAAATTATCGACACCTAAAACTTTAGTAATATATTTTGATGATGCTGCGGACATTGAAGTTTCAAACGAGAAATTGTCATTATCTTTAGTAACACCTGATATTAAGAAAGTTTCATAAGGTGATTGAGTAATACCTGAATATTGTCCACTACAATTCAAAGTCAAAGCAGATAATGCGTTAACTTCATAAACTGGTCCGTGTTGGTCACTATCAACGCTATTAGTATATAAAGATATACCTCTTGATCTCAAAGTCGCCACAACCATATTGTTGTATTCGGAATACGCAGTTCCTGAGTAAGTGAAAACACTACCTGATACGGTACCTGAGAATGTTGAAGAACTTCCTGATGTTAAACTAGAAACATAATAGAAGAATGAATATCCTGAGTAAGCGTTTCCTGAAGTAATATCAAAGTTAGCATAATACCAAGGATCGTTCAAATCAGAACTCAAATCATTTGTTGCCAAGTTGACAGTATCACAACCATATTCATTTATCACATTTGAATATTCTCCAGTTAAGTCATAAAAATTAGACTCAGGAATTGCTCCATATACCACTGTTGTAGTTGCAGACAATGATGGGGTATCCATAATATTGTCAAGATTACTATTGAAGTCCAAAGCTAAACTTGAAGTACTTCCATCAGATAATCTATACTGAGTGTTGAAATTTGCTAAAACTGGTGCTGGTAATCCACCATTAACAAATGTCACAGTATTTCCTGTTGAAGTTCCTGTGAATGATGCAGTCCAAGTAGTTGCTGAA